GTCTATCTCGGTTAAGTCACTACGCTCATGGAACGCATTAATCGCCGTCGTAGGCACCCGCGTCACGCCGGCACTAAACGTACTGACAACCTGCGCACGCTCCGAGCTGGACATCGCCCTGTCAACGACAATCAGCGCGTACATGTCACCATCGGGGATGTAGAGAGCATCTTTGGTATACGCCCAGCCGTCCGTCGCACCCGTGTCGATAGAGCCGAAGATCACACCCGAGTCCATTACAAGTGCGAAGTCACCCACGAAGTTTGTACCCAGCGGGATGTCGAAGTTGTCGTCCGCGCCATCTGGGAGCAGGTAGTTGTTAGCGTAGGTCATACGGCTGGCAGAGATAGCTTGCGTGGCGTCGAGCCCATTGCCCGAGAGGTCATCAATCAGGCCCGTGGGATCGCCATCATCGGTGACGGGCGTAGTGCCTGCGCTGTCCTGAAACAGCACCTGGCTGCCCTGCACGATGGGCTTGGAGATGTACATCGCACCCTGCTCGCCAGCGCCGTAGAGTGTGGCGACGAGGCGCTGGAGCTCCGACCGTGCTCGCTCGCTCATCCACAGCCCACCGCGCCATAGGCCAGTGCCCGACGGGTATCGCTGACTGCCCCAGATGCCTTTCCACATGCTCACGCTGTCACCTCCCAGGCGCTTGCCCCCGTGGATGTCAGGCGCAGGGCGCTGGCGGCACCGGTGATCGTGTCGGCGGTATCAGATGTCACAGTGCCAGAGGGCCAGTCGTACCACGCCGCCGTATCGTTCTCGATGTCTGCGTAGCTGGATAGCGTGAACTCCACAAGTGCGTTAGTCCCTGGCGATACGGCAACGGCAACTTCCCGCCCAATCGACGGCAACACCAACGGATCGCTGGTGGCGTTGGTGACGGTTGCTGAGTGGAACCAGCGCACGTCTGTGCGCTGGGGCAACGACTCGCTGCGCATCTCTTGGATTGTCATGGCGTGTCTCCGTTAGCTCATGGAATTTGTGTAAGGATCGCCAAGGTCATGGCGCCAGCGGATCTCGAGCACGATGTCGACGCCGATGATGTCTGAGCCGAGCTCGGGGTAGTAGATCGTGGTGCCGCCGTAGCGCACGTCATCCGCCAGGTCTCCCAGAGTGCGATCACCGCCCGTCGCTGCGGCGATCAGCTCGGCGAGGATCGTGTTGGCCTGAGTGCTCCACTGCGTGTAGTCGGCATCGGCCTGATGCACGGTCTCGACGCCCACTTGCGTGGTCACGCTCATCTGGCCGTATCGCTGCTGCTCGACCGCGGCATCGCTGCCATCCCATATCGAGATGGCAGGCAGGTCGTCGATGTCGAGCTCGCTATTCGAGCGCTGAGCAGTCGTGCCATTAAACGCCGACAGGCCCGAGAGCCTTGTAGTCAGGGCAGCGATGATCTTCTCGCGGATGGGGATGGGCATCGTCGCTCCTGGTTACTGGCGGGCCAGCAGGCGGTCGGCTTCGTAGGCCAGGCGCCGCATCAATCGGTTTCCGCCGGGCTCTTGCAAGTCGTCTTTCACGTCAGTGAAGACCTGCGAGACGGACGGGCCATAAAGGACTTTCAGACCCTCAGAGCGGCCAAGGCCGGGCCCCCACTTAGTGCGGACCGCGATGGCCTGCACGCCGTTGCCGAGGGTGATGAAAAACGCACTGGGCATCTTCTGCTTGCCGCCACTCGGCTTGACCTGAACGCCGATGCCGCCCTTGACGTACTGGCGGTGCGGGTAGCGTGTCAGCAGCGTGCCGCGGGTCGGAGCCTGAATCGCACCGTAAAGTTTGCTGGTGGTGGCGCTGATTATTTTCAGCTTGCCATCCTTCCCGGCGACATAACCCGCCTTAAGTTTGACCTGCTTGCGGATCTCGACGCTGGCTTCGGTGCGCACCACCTTAAGGGTGTGGTTGATCGCCCGGCTCATCGCCCGCGGCGCGCCATTCTTGATGTGCGCCAAGTCTTCGTAGATCTCACGCACCGCCGCTTGATCGATGCGGATCCTGATCGGCGTGGTGGACATGGTGTTACCTCATCGGTCAGGCTTGACGATCCAAGTGACGAAGGCACCGTCGTTGATGAATACACTCACCAGGCGCCAGATCTCGGAGCCCACGGTGACGGTATCGCCGCGCTTGGCACTGGCCAAGTCGCTGGCGTAGGCGGCAATCTCGGTACGCCGCTCCATCACGGCGCCCTGCATGCCGGCAACCGTGCGCTCGATATCACGATCCACCATGACGGGGAACGTTGCCGGGTCGCCGATTGCGGGGGTATAAGTGGCCGACTGTGTGTCGGCCAGGTGCTGCATGACCGCCACATCGAGGCGGTCGGTCAGGTCAGAGAAGCTCATCGCGGTTCACCCGATCAGGTGTCTTCGTCCAGCTTGATGCACGCCCGGGGCCGAGTGCAGAGGTGAGCCGGGTTGGACTGCGCTTCCATCTCCACTCCCTTGCCGTGCTTGAGCTCCTCGCTGGAGGAGTAGAACGGCAGGCCCAGGGTGTTGACGGCATCCATATAGTCAGCCGGGGCGAAACGGGTGATGAAAAGGTCCATCACGCCGGTCGGCACTGCGTATGCCTCGGCATCTGGAACCTTGACAGTGCCGCCGCCACGGTAGCGCTCCCAGAAAATGCCGCCGAACATAAAGCCCTCGCGCGGGTCGGCACGCAACTGGCTGCCGTCCTGATAGCGGGCATAGGCTTCCTTCACCAGCTTGTGGCCGATGAACTTGCGCCAGAATGACTTCCCGCACAGCACGGTGATGCCAGTGTAGGACAAGCCGTCCAGGGCATCTTCCACGGCCTCGTGGATGTCCAGCGCCTTGCCTTGCACATCGGTTGAGGCGGTGTCCAGCCCCAGCGCGACGGTCTGCTGGGTCATGCCGAACGCGGTGAACAGGTTATACAGCACAGTGACGCCGTCGCTGTCCAGCACTTTGCCCATGGCGGCGCCGAGGCGGTGGTGCTCGTGAGTCAGGTCGATGCGACGGGCCATCGTCGCCAGTCGGCTATTGACGATGGTCTGCACGGCCTGTTCACCGTCCTCGCTGCCGAAGGCGCGCACGTTCTGCACTTCGTCAGCCAGCACGGTGGCGGTGGTCGGCAAGTGGGCAGCCTGGAAGCTCACGCCGGTGCGCTTGTTGGCACCGACGACAGTGCCGGGGGCGCCGCGTGGCTTGCTCTCGACCAGGCCGAGCGTGTCGCCGTCTTTCTCGATCAACAAACTCGTGGTCGAGATGCCCTCGGCTTCGAACAGCCCAAGGCTGCCGATCTGGCTGGGGGTATACGTCACTTCGTTAATCGAAGCGGTCAGGGACGACATAGTGAAGATGTCGGAATCGAAGATGCCCATAGCAGGCTCCTTGGTTATCGCGAGGGGTGTCGATCAGTCGCCCGGCCCCTCACAGGGGCGGTGGGCACTCGATGGGTGGGGTGTTGAACAGGATGATTAGCGCGGAATAATGCCGACGCCGATCAAGTCGTTTATGGCAGTGGTGGTCTCGCCGCCGGTGATACCGTCCGGCAGGGTCAGCGCGTCTTCCTGCACTTCACAGGCACGCACATGTACGGTGCAGGGTTGCGACGCTTCGCTGGCATCGGTGGCGGCGTAAAGCACGGCCTTAGCAGTTTCGGTGCCATCTGCAGCAGATGGCGCCAGCTGTACGTAATCACCATCGCCGTTCAGTGCCAGCACAGCGCCAGCGGGGAGATTGCCGGATGCCAGGATGGCCTGCTCGCGAGAGCGGGCGCCGTTGGCCTCGGATACGATGTGCTCGCCGGTGTGCCGGCCTTCGGTGAAGCTCGCCATGATCAGTCTCCTATGGCTGTTTCAGGGGTGCGCGATTGCGCGTGTCGAGGCCGGCCGGTCAGGCGTTGGCCTTGGTGCGGTTCTGGCGGGCGTAGATGGCGGCATAGTCGATGCCGGTCTTGTGCCCACCCTCGGGTGAGTGGCTGTTGTGGATGCTGTAGCGGTTTCCGCTGGCGGCCGCCACGTCGTAGATGTACTCGCTGGCCTGGGCCTCGGCCATGCCGTTTTCGATCAATTTGTCGAGCAGCTGCGATTGCCCTGTGGTCTGGCAGGCTTTGACGATGGCGGAGACGCGGGTGCGCTCGGCGGCGACGATCTCGGCGGCATCGTGTGCCGGGGAGAGGTCTGCCACGGCGGCGGCCTTGATCTGCTCGAGCAGGTCTGCAGGGATGTCGTCAACGCTGGCTA